AAACATTTGAAGAAGTCGAGACTTCTCCACTACATCCTTTTGAAGGAGATGTTTTGATTCAAGGTAGATTTGATAATAGTATTAGGTTAGGCTCTACTGTAAACGGTGCAAAAACAATTGACACTTGGTCTGTTGGAGGCGGAAGTCCAGGTGACCCAATAATGATACTTACAAATCAATTTGCTTCTGAAGGTTCTGATAAAATAGAAGATATAAATGCAGACCGTTCTACGGTAATGCTAACAAGTACTCAAAAAATAGATATAGGTTTAGCAAACGCAGAATCACCAGAATCAGTAGCAGTACCTACAGGTCCAGTAGTACCTTTTCAACCATTAAATACTTTTACTGACAAACCTCAAATAATAATAAGTTCAGATAGACTTATATTTAATGCAAAAAATGATAATGTATTTATATCAGCAAAAAAAGAAATTAGTTTATCGACAGCTAAATGGAAAATTAACGTAACTGCTTTAGCAGACATATTGTTAGAAACACTTAATCAATTAACTATGGAGGTCCACCCAACACCCTGTGGTCCAAGTGGTACTCCAATTAACGGGCCAATATATGCTCAGTTAAAAACACAACTGGAGTCGATGCTACAATAATGCCATTCATAGTTCCACAATTCGTTCAAGTATTACAGACAAGGATAGACCCCGAGTCACCAGTATTTTCAAAATACACTGAAGGTGATTTGATGCCTGGTGACCCATTTATGGTTCCAAATCAATTAGGTGTAAAACCACCTCCTCATCCTCCTATGGACTGGGCAAGAGTGTGGGCTGACGCTACAGTCGCGGGAGCTGCAGGTATAATACCAGCGAGCGCTACAGTAAAGCCGGCCGGTGAGGCTATGTTCGCTTCACTTCTTTCTGTGACTTCTGCAACACCTCCTCATATGGGATTGAAAAGTGGATTTATGGCCTTTGCAGGTGTGTATATAGGAGGTACTTTACCAGCAGCAACTACAATACCACCACCAGGTCCTGGACCTATGTTTGAAAGCATAGATGGTATGGGAATGAATTCTGAAACAAATCAAGGTTGGCTTAACGCAGCAGGTATGACAATAATGAACTGGTTTATGCAAGGTACTGCTTTATGGACACCTCAGATGACTCCCGTTACTACTTGGCTCTAATAAAGTTAGTATTATGATATTTATATATAAAGTAAAGGAGTGTACACATGACTAAAAAAGATTTGGTAAGAGTTATCAGAGAGGTTGTAAAGCGTGAAGTAAAATCTGCTGTAAAAAATCAGATTAATGAGATTTTAAGCGAGATGGAAAACGAAAAGCGTCAACCACTTCCTGAAAAGAATTATACAAAAAATGCAACATTAAATGAAGTGTTAAATGAAACTGTGCAAGAAGATACTTGGCCAGAAATATCTCAGCAGGATATTAGAAGTAGATTTGCTGCGATGCAAGGTGGAGCTGCACCAACTGTAGACATAAATAATAGACCAGTTGATACTAGTAAATTAGACCCGAAATTAAACAAAGCTCTAAATAGAGATTATTCAGAGTTAGTAAAAAGATTTAAGTAATCATGAGAGGAAGAGACGAATTTCAATATAATCCACTTGATTTTGAGAAAGACATTGCAATTGGCTTAACTCTTCCTTTAACAAATGATGCTCAAGCTGCAGCTAAATATGATGTAGTAGACGCAGCAGCTGGAGTTGGACTTTCTAGTTTAACTGATGACCAGGGCTTGCATGGAAGTGCTAAAAAGGTCACTGCAGATTTTACATTATCTTACACTACATTAGAACAAACAAAATCAAATATGAGAAATTTGGTATTGACAAATAAAGGTGAAAGAGTAATGCATCCGAATTTTGGTTGCGATATTTATAGATTATTATTCGAACCCATAAGTCCTGGAGTAGTTTCGAAAATAAAAAGTAATGTTAAAGAACAGGTAGATATATGGTTAGAATATGTTAATTTATTAGAAGTTGATGTGAAGCAACCTAGACCTGATATAAATCGAGTAGATATTAATATATGGTTTGCGTTATACAATGATACTATAAATAAAGAGATGATAACACTAAATAATATAGGGGCTTTATAATGGCAAATGAATGTAATATAGATAAAAAACAAGTAAGAGATTTGAAATATCTAAATAAGGATTTTAGTAGTTTCAGACAACATTTAGTTAACTACGCAAAAAATTATTTCCCAGATATATACAATGACTTTAATGAATCATCACCAGGTATGATGTTTATAGAAATGGCATCTTATGTTGGCGATGTACTATCTTATTATATAGACAACCAAATGAAGGAAAGCTTAATTATACATGCTGAAGAAAGAAGCAATGTAATTGATTTAGCTAGAGCACTAGGCTATAAAACAAAGCCAACTGTACCTTCTGTTGCAAATATATGTATGTATCAAGTAGTACCTGTATCTGATACTGATTCTGAGCCAGATATGAGATATGCAATGCAAATTTCTGCTGGTGTTGAATTAGCTACAGACAATGGTGTTATATTTATGACTCAGGAACCTGTAGACTTTAGAGTTAATACTCAAAAAAGTCCTAGAGAAACAACAATATATAAAGTAGACGCAACATACGGAAATCCTGAATACTATCTTCTTAAAAAAGAAGTTCAAGCAATTGCAGGTGAGGTGAAGACTGAAAAATTTACTTTTGGTGAGCCAGAAAAATATACAAGAATAAAACTTGCCGATAAAAAAGTAATAAGTATTTTAGATGTTAAAGATGATGCTGGAAACATTTGGTATGAGGTTCCTTATTTAGCTCAGGACAATATATTCGAAGAAGTTATTAACAACTGGGCAACAGACCCTGAGATGTCAGAGTATAATTATGATGCTCCTTATATATTAAAGCTTAGAAGAACTGCTAGAAGATATACAACACATATCGATGAAAATAACAATACTCAACTGTGGTTTGGTGCAGGAATATCCTCTCAACCAGACGAGGTAATAGTACCTAACCCAGAAAATATCGGATTTGGTTTACCTTATGGTAATACAGCAGCAAACTATATGAACGGCTCTAATTATGTTGATATAGCGTTTGACCCAGTCAACACAATGTTTACACGAGCTTATGGACAGGCACCAAACGATGAAACATTGACAGTTAGATATTTGTCAGGTGGAGGTTTAATTTCTAATGTACCTGCTAGAACAATAAAATCAATAAAAGCTAAAGAAGCTTATTTGGACGAAGATGGTTTAGACGTA